GAAACCGACATCAAGGCGCAAGGCGAGTTCTTCCGATCTGCACTCGGCGGCCCAGGTGCCGGTGACGGGTACATGTCGGTCGATGAAGTGCGTCGCCGGCTGCGCATGCCGCCTGTCGATGGCGGAAGCGAAATCTACCGCGCGCCGCGTGACACAGGTGCTCAGGAGAGCCAACCCACCAACCCGCAAGAGAACAAGGCGGCCTAATGAACCCATTCTTTCAACTCTGCCTAGACAACGCGGCAACCGCCACGGTGGCCGGTAAGCGTGAGCTCCTGGTGAGCAATGCCACGGGCCAGACGCTTTTCATCCGTGGCGTAATCGCGCCGGGGTTTGAAGCCAATGCCGCTGACGTCGTGGCGGCTATCGGTAATGCCGATCCGACGCAAGACTTGCAGATCTACTTCAATACTCCGGGCGGGAGCGTCTTCGAGGGCAAGGAAATCGCGGCCGCGATCCGTAACTTCCCTGGCAAAACCATAGCCAATATCGTTAGTCTGTGCGCGAGCGCGGGCACGAGCATCGCGGTGGCGTGCAGCGAGGTGGTAATGCAGAAGGGCGCCTTCTTCATGATCCATAACGCCCAAGGCGCTGCGTTCGGTGATAAGACTGTGCTGCGCGATACCGCAGACCTGATGGAAAAGGTCGAACTGACCATCGTTGACGACTACACAACCAAGACCGGCAAGCCGGCCGAGGAGATCGTCGCCATGATGGAAGCCGAGACCTGGATGACGGCCGCCGAGGCGCTCGACAACGGATTCATCGACCGTATCGCCGGCGAGGATGGTGTATCGAACACCTGGAACCTCGCGGCTTACGCAAAGGCGCCCGCGGCGCTGACCGCCTCGGCGCCTGAGATCCCGCCACCGACCCTGCCATCGGTCGAGTCGCCTGCACCCGCTGCGGCACCTGAGAACACCGCACCGCCCGTGGATCCGATCGTCAACTCGATGACCCGGGCGAATCGAAACCGCCTCGCACTGCTTCAAGCAACCTCGTAACGCTTCTCGCGCTACACCCGCCGAGGCCGGACGCCTCAGACTCCGGGAGCCCATGTGGCTCCCTTTCTACTTTAAGGAACCACATGGCCGTTTCTATCCAAGCCCTGCGCGAGAAGATTGCCAACTTCGCGCAACAAGCCAATCATCTGCTGAATGAGAAGGGCGATCAGCCCTGGACCTCCGAAGATCAGGCGAAGTTCGACGGCTTCACGAACGAGATCAACAGCGCCAAGGCGCAGATCCGCAACCTCGAAATCATGCGCGAACTGGAGGCCGAAAAGTACTTCAACGACGCGTCGAGGAAGCCGCCGAAGCAGGAAGGCGAAGTCGAGATCTCGGCCCTGGTCGCCGTCGCCCTGTACATGCGCCACGGCCAGAACGTCAACGCCGAGCAGGCTGCCGCCATCCGCAACGCCATGTCGACCACGACCCCGGGCGAGGGCGGCTACACCGTGCCGGCCGAAGTCGCGGCAATGGTCATCGACCGCCTGAAGGCCTTCGGCGGCATGCGCGGCGTCGCCACCGTTCTGACGACGGAAACCGGTCACGCCATGAACTTCCCGACGAGCGATGGCACGGGCGAGGTCGGCGAGATCGTGGCTGAAAACGGCGCCACAAGCGGCGGCGACATCACCTTCGGCACTATCGGTCTGCCGGTGTACAAATACTCGTCGAAAAAGATTGCCCTGCCGCTGGAGCTGATCCAGGACAGTGCCATCGACGTAGTCACGTTCGTCGTCAACCGCTTGGCAACTCGCATCGCACGCATTCAGAACCTGCACTACACCACCGGCTCGGGTACCGCCCAGCCGACGGGCCTGATCACTGCCGCGACTGTCGGCGTGGCTGCCGCAACTGGCTCGACCGTCAGCGTCAGCTACGACGACCTCGTCAACCTGAAGCATTCGGTGAACCGCGCCTATCGCGGCAACGCCAAGTGGATGATGAACGATCTGAGCGTCGCCGCCGTATCGAAACTGAAGGACACCGTCGGACGCCCGATCTGGATCCCGTCCGTTACCGAAAACGCTCCGGATCTGCTGCTGGGCAAGCCGGTGACCGTGAACGATGACATGGCCGTCATGGCTGCCAACGCGAAATCGATCGCGTTCGGCGACCTGTCGCAGTACACCATCCGCGACGTCAAGAACAGCACGACCATGCGTCGCTTCGACGACTCGGCCTTCGCGCTGAACGGTCAAGTCGGTTTCTGCGGCTGGACTCGCTCGGGCGGCAACCTGCTCGACACTGCGGCCGTGAAGTTGTACCAGAACAGCGCGACCTGATCGTAACCTGCGGCCGGCTTGACGCCGGCCGCTATCACCGGAGATACCGATATGGCGGAAGCCAAAAAAGTGAAAGCACGCGTTCTGTTTGACTGTGCGTACGGCAATTGCAACGACGTGATCGAAATCGACCAAGCGCAGGCAAAGACGCTGGTCGGGATGGTCGACACCGATCCTGAAGCAGTCGCCTACGCAGAATCGCTGAAAGGATAAAGCATGACAATCAGACTCTTAGTTGCTTACGGTCCGTACCCGATCAATGCAGTTGTCACGCTGGATGCCGGCACGGAAGCGGGCCTGGTGGCGGCCAAGATGGCTGATACCAACACCGCAGCGGGCGTCGCTTACGTGCCGCCGACCGACCCCAATCAGAAATATCCAGCACAGGTTGAGCTGACTGCATCGGGCAGCTTTGTCGGTATCGCTGGGCCCGATGGTCGGCGGGTGTTGGTCGTCTCATCGTCTGCTCCGAGCAATTCGGACGGTCGTCCGGACGGTACGATCTACGTCCAGACGGCGTAAATCATGGGTATCAAGACCAAAAAAGGCGGTGCTTACTCCAACATCGTGGGCCTATCCGTCAAGAAATCAGGCACCTATGCTGCCGTTCAAGGGGCGTTTGTAAAAGTGGGTGGCGTGTATCAATCCGTCACTCCCACTGCCTCGGTCGCTGGCTTCCGCTTCGTCACGCAACGAAACGGCAACAATTTCGTATTCGCATAACAGGGAATTACCATGCCTGCTTTGAACATGACCTCGGCAACATATGCCGCCAGCGCGACTTCGGGTTTTGGTCAAGCCCTGACAGGCGGCTATGGGGCTACTGCCACCACTGACGTTGTAACGCTGGGTTCCAGCTTCTGCGTTGAGGCTCTCGCCAGCATGAGCGCGGTTCCGGCCGCCATCAAGATCGTCGCTGCCCAGTACAAGGCATTCACGTTGGGCGTGAATACCTCTGGCTATCCGTATGCCACCTATGGGTTCGGCAATACGCAGGTGACACTGACAGGCTCCTCCAGTATCTGTGATGGCGTCGAGCGTTGGTTGACCCTGGAAGTGGACGTCAACGGCGGCGGTAAGCTTTACGTCGGTGCGACGGGCGGCGGCGCAGCCACGTTAGTGGCGTCGAGCACAGTCACGCCCCAGCAGGCCGGGGTGACGTATGTGATCGCGATGGGCGCATCGGGTGTCGCCATGGACATCGGCAGCTTCCGCAGTTCCGGCTCTGTCACGAACGACTGGACCTCGGGCACGATTTCCGAAGTCGCATTGTGGCAGGCGGTCCGCACCGTTTCCGGCGTCTACACCCCGCCGACTGCGCCCTATGCCGGTACCGAGCAAAACCTCAAAGCGTTATGGCACCTTGACGGCAACGGCACCGACAGCAAATCGGCAAATGGTGCCACAGCAACCGGCTACACGGTGAGCTGCCCGACCATCCTTGGCTATAACGTCGCCAACCAAATCAGTGTCATTGCAAATGGCTACCTGGCTGCGCCCGTCACTGTCACACTGACAGGATCGGGTGGTTCGGGAACCGTCAGTAGCACCGCCACACTTCCCGCCGGTGCTCCGGTGCGACAGCACATCACTTATACGCCGACTTCATCGGTCGGTTCGCGCAAGCTGACGTTTACGAACAATGGCGGGCTGACTGATCCCACCGCGCGCGACGCCTTCGCTGTCAGTGGTGGTCGCATCGCAGCCAACAACGCGAACATCATCTACAGCCCGTATAACTGGCTGGTGGATACGAATGGCGCGAAAACGGTCAATGCGGGCGCATACTTCCGTACGATTTTCAACGGCACCTATGCAGAGTTGGAGTTCGACACCTCGAACAACGCTGGTCCGCTGCCGATGATCGCCTACAGCGTGGACGGCGGCCCTTGGGTGCGCAAACGCATTGCATCCTCGGTGACGATCGACATCGACCCGGCGAACTGCGCTGCAAACCACAATCTGGTGGTCATCGTGGATGCGATAACGCAACAGGCAGCAGGTCTCAACCGCTGGTCCGGCACGCAGCAGGCCGGTGCCATTTTCAAAGCGATCAAGGTTTCCGGCTCGACCACGTTGCGACTGCCTCAGCGCCGCGACAAAAACGCCATTCTCTACGGCGATTCGATTTCTGAAGGCGTCAACGTTATCAGCTTTGCGCAAAGCAATGCAGCCCCGGACGACATCGTTTGCAATAGCTCGGCAAGCACCTGGGCGTACGAACTGGGTGTGTGTTTGAATGCTGAAATCGGCATCGTCGCTTTCGGTTCGCAAGGCTATACCGTCGCGGGTTCGCTCGGCGTACCTAATCTCGCCAGTGCATATAACCTCATGTGGAGCGGCCAGGCGCGGGACTTTGCCACCTACCCAATCGATTATGCGATCATTTGCCATGGGACGAACGACGGCAGCGCCAACACTCAGGCTAACGGCCTGACAGTCGTCAACGCGCTGCTCGCTTCGAGTTCAAAGGCCATGGTCTTCGTGTTCCGGCCCTACGGCAGCGGCCCGGCTGGACTGCAGGCTGCCAACTTGCAAGCGATTGTCGCGGGCTGCAGCGACC